ACGACTCTCCGGAGTTTACTTTTTCAGCACAAATAAAGCCGCGCCTTGGTGGCGAGCAGGTTCTTGCGGGCCGTCTGCAAGGAACCAACCTTGTCAATATCAGTGTTCGGCAATCGACAAACAGCAATCAGGTGACCACGGAATGGCGCGCCAAGGACGAACGCGGCGGCGACATCTATAATATTCGATCAATCATCGACCCGAATGAGGAATCACCAGAACAGGGCCGCTATTGGGAAATGCTGTGCGAGAAGGGTGTTGCTGCCTAGATGGCAAGCAATGCCAGCGTCCAGCGGTTTCGTGCTCTTGCCAATGATCTCAAGCAAGAAGTTCTTAACGGCGCAATCGATGAATTAAATAACCAGGCCGATAGCTTGGTGACGCTGATTGAAAGCGTTGCGCCGCGCGGTGCAACAGGTGAGCTCGAACATTCAATCCGCAAGATACCCGGAAGTTCGCCGACGCAGGTTCGCGTCATGGCTGGCGACCCGGCGACGCTCAAGGATGGATATCAATACCCGCGCGCGGTCGAATTCGGCACCGTGCATATGGCGGCTGAGCCTTTTTTCTTTCCTTCTTACCGGCTGCTGAAAAAGCAAATGATCTCTGCGATGAAACGCAAGATTACGGCGGCAATTAAGAAAAGGTCGGCACAATGAGCGATGCCAGCCTGGCGCTGCAGTGCGCTATCGTGACGCTGCTCAAGGCCGATGGTCCAATGACTGCGCTGGTTGGACCGCGCATCTTCGACAATGTGCCGGCATCGGCGGATTTTCCTTATGTCACGGTCGGCGAGGATCAAGTGCTACCGGATCTGGCGCAGAACTATGATGGCAATGACGTCATTACGACCTTGCACGGGTGGTCGCGCGCCATCGGATTTCCGGAAGTCAAACAGATCGGTGCTGCCATCAATGCCGCATTGAATGCGGCGACATTCTCCCTCTCGGGTTTTCGTGTTGTCGAGTTCGTGCAGGAAAATACTCACTACCTTCGCGATCCCGACGGCGAAACAAGACATGGTGTTTTTGTGTACCGCGCGCGTACCGAACCAATCTGAAATCTTTCCCCTCAATCTTCTCGCGGCCCCTTGGGCCATAAACGGAGGCCATCATGGCTCAGCCGACGACGATGAACTGGACCAAACTGACCATTTGGCCCGAATCCGATGATAGTCCCGGTGTGTTTTCCAGCCGCGTCTGCGGTATGACCTCGAAAGGGTTTTCGATCGCAGGCCAGACGGCGGAAACGGTCATTCCGGATTGCGACGATCCCGATCTGCCCTCATGGACTGGCCGTATCATGCGCTCGCTCTCCGGCAGCGTATCGGGCTCCGGCATACTTGCGGAAGACAACTTCGCGTTCTGGAGCGATTGGGCGCTTTCGGGTGAGCCCAAGAATGTGCGCGTCGTTATCGATCTTCCAGAGACGCCGGGCTATTTCGCCGGCTCGTTTCTGCTCAGCAAGTTCGACCTGACAGGCAATCTGACCGATGCCAAGATGCAGGTCTCGCTGCAGCTCGATTCCGACGGCGCCGTTACCTATACAACCGGCGCGCCGGACGTGTAATGGCTTCGCACGGTAGCGTTACGCTCGTCTGGGGTGACGGCGAGCAAATCTTCAACATCGCCAAGATCAAGCAGGCGCTGGAGTTGCAGGATAAATGCAACTCCGGCGTCGGTACGATCATGCAGCGTCTTATGAGCGGGACGTTTTTCATCAATGACTTCCGCGAGACGATCCGGCTTGGGCTGATTGGCGGCGGCATGGCGCCTGAAAAGGCGTTCACGCTGGTCAAGCGTTATGTCGACGAGCGCCCGTGGAAAGAAAGTGTATTAGTTGCGACCGCGGTTATCTCTTCGGCCGTTGTTGGTATTCCGGACGATCCTCTCTCAAAAAAAGGCGGCGCGGATCAGACCACGGCAGAGGCGGAAACGACAGCATCAACGACCGCCTTGTCCGATCCGCCCTCTACGGCGCCGGTTGCGCAATCGGATTCACCCCACGCGAAGTCGACGAGCTGACGGTTTGGGAATTGTCAGCCTGCGTCGATGGCTATAACGCCGCCAATGGCAGCGATAGTGATCCCGAAGCGCCGAGCTCGCAAGAATTTGATGAAATGATCGCGCGCCACGCGAAAATCGTGACGCTGCACTGAAGGACTATTCATGGCTTCCAGCGATACCGCTGCGCTGATCGTCGCACTTTCTGCGCAGGTGACCCAGTTTCAGAAGGACATGGATAATGCTGTCGGCATTGCCGACAAAAGTGCGCGCCAGATCGAAACAAGATTCAACAAGATCAATCCAAACGCGGCTCTTTTCGACTTCATCAACCAATTGCAAACGATTGCCGCCGGCGGTGCCATCGGTGAAGCCGTAAAGATCATCGCCGATCTCAATGCCCAGGTGGCGCAAATCGGAGATCATGCCGCTGCGGTTGGTCTTACGACAGATCAATTCCAGCAGTTTCGTTTTGCCGTGATCGCAACCGGTGGATCGATTCAGGCTGCCGATACGTTTCTCAATCAGTTTGCAAATCACATTTCGCAGGCCGCGAAAGGACAGGGTGATCTCTATAATTTCCTGAAGGTGAACAATGTTGCGTTGCGCGATAGCAACGGGCAATTGCTGCCAGCCAGCACTTTGCTTGCGAAATATTCCGATCTCGTAAAAAATACAAAGAGCCCGCTGGATCAGATGAACGAGGCGGTCATGGTGGCGGGCCGCAATGCCGGTCCAGAACTTGTCAATGCCCTCAAACTCGGATCGGATGGTCTGAATCAATTCGCGGTCGATGCAGATGCGGCCGGCACCGTTCTTGATGCCTCTCTGATCGAACGTGCTAAAAAGGCCAACGAACAATTTCAGATCCTCAAGCTGCAGGCCACGACAGTCTTCGAGGAATTGGCGGTTTCATTTACTGCGTCAGCGCAGAAACAAGTCAAAGATTCTGACAAGGCCGGTCAGGATATCGTTAACTCAGTCAAAACATGGTGGACGCAAGCAATAAAATTTATCGAGGACAACAATCCCGATTTTCAGCGCATGGTGCAGAACGCACGCGATGCGCTTGCCAATACTCCAATTACCGGCATCGATCCAAATGCACCGCGCCGCGGGGCCGATATCACAGCGCCATTGACTGGTGGCGGCAAAGATTCTCGCTTTGCGCCAGCACCCGCAGAAACGTCCGGAGATGGAACGACACAGCAATTCAATTTGCAGGCCGATGCATTCAAGAAACTTATACTCTTACAGGAGCAGCGCATAACACTTTTGCATGCTGAAGGCCAAGCTCTCGGGCTTCCGATCGGTCAGCAAACCGCCTTGACCGAAGCGGTGAGGTTGGAAACCGAAGCAAAACAAAAGAATATTCCGATCACTGCGCAACGCCGCGCCGAGATTGAGCAGGAATCCCAGAAAGTTGGTCAAGCAACACAGGCGCTCGAAGCTCTCAAGGTTGCCTCGGATATTGATTTTGGCAGAAAAATTTCTTTGCTGACTCCGGAAGATGTCCAGATCGCGCAGCAACTCAAGGGTCTTTATGGGAATGATATCCCGGCTGCACTTGCATCATCGCAAGCAGCGGCCTTGCGGCTCAATGCCACGATCGCCGATGCCGCTAGTTTTACCCGCGATCTGACAAAAAGCTTTGGCACCGATATCCGTACCGCAATCGAGAACGGCGCCAGCGGTTGGGAAGTCTTCCGCCAGGCCGCCATTAATGCACTCAACAAGATCGCCGACAAACTCATCAGTATTTCAGTCGATCAATTATGGTCTGCCGCATTCGGCGGTTCCGGCGGTCTCAATCTTTTCAATTTATTCGGCGGTGCGGGGACGGCAAGCACATCCGGCGCAGGATCCGGGCTCGCCGGTGCCGGCGCAGGCCTTGCTGGCGGCAGCCTCAACTGGCGCGGCGGTACGGTTCTGGTCGGCGAACATGGACCCGAATATGTCGATCTGCCTGGTGGATCGAGTGTCACTCCGGTTAACGATCTGCCACGTTTTCCTTCGGTTGCATCGATTGCACCATCAGGAAGCGGCGGCATTAATTTCTCGCCGATCTATAATATCGATGCCCGCGGGTCACAGATGAATCCGGCGCAGTTTCGCGATATTCTTGCACAAAATAACAAGACGTTACTCTCTGTCATTCCGGATAAGATCGCCGCCTTCAATCGAGATCCAAGGGCGCGACCCTGATGCCAACAACGGATCTGATGAACGCGTTAAAGATATCTGCTGTGACTTTCATTCCGCAATGGCGGCAGGAATTGTCACGTCAGGCCTCCGGCTCTCCGCGGATTGCTGATCTCGGCCCGGAAATATGGACGGCCAAGGTTACCTGCGAGCTGATGAAAAATACGTCTGCCAAGCGCGCAGGCGCACTCATTCACAAACTCGGCGGCTCGCGCGATACATTCTATCTCTACGATCCGCGCGCGCCCTATCCTCAATTCGATCCGGGTGGTGTTCTGGTCGGCACCAACACGGTTACCATCAACGCAATTGGAGACGACAATAAAAGCATCGGGCTCGCCGGGCTGCCACCGAATTACAAGATCGGCATGGGCGATAAGGCCTCCTGGGATCAGGGCTCGCCAGCCACGCGCTGCCTCATTGAGTTTATGGAAGATGCTACGGCCGACGGTTCAGGAATATTGGCATTGACTGAAATTGCCCCCGCGCTGCGCGTCGGCGTGATGACAGGGATGACCGTTACACTCAAGCGGCCAGCCGCAGAGATGATGATCCAACCCGGAACGTTCGACTTTCCGAGCGTGGGACCGAATGCCAGCTCGATCACTTTCACCGCCGTACAGGTCTGATCATCGATGAGAGTCCTCGATCCGGCCATTATTACTGCACTGAGCCAACGGGTGCTCGTGCTGCGCTATTTTTATTGGATTACAGTCGTGAGCCGTTCGGATGGTTCGCCGACATCGTTTGGTTACTGGAGTGATTCCGGAACGATCACAGCCTCAGTTGTTGACGGTCGCAGCGGGTCAACCGAAAGCCGGGATTTCTACGGGCTCGGTAATGGCATTTCACCCAGCGATGTGCCGCTGACTGCTGACGTCACGATTCGCAATCTGACCCTGACGCTACCCCATCTCGATTCCATCGTGCAAAGCATGGTGCGCACCTATGATGCGCGCAATGCGCCGATGCAGCGCTATGTCGGGTTTTTCGATCCCTCAACGCGTGAATTGATTGCAGCACCGCAGGCCGATTTTGTCGGCTATGTCGATGGTGCGCCGATCGAGACACCAGCGGAAAATCAGGAAGGCTCGATTACCCTCAATTGCGTCTCGACCACGCGCGAACTGACGCGGGCCAATGCGCAAGTGCGTTCCAACGATAGTCAAATTCTGCGTAGTGCCACGGATAATTTCTATGACTATACGGCCGTCGTCGGCGGTTGGATCATCAACTGGGGCCAGAATTCAACGCAGCCGGTGTTGGCGCCGACCACTCCCAAGTTCGGCGCTAATCCAGGGGGTGCGATCGCATGAGCGCGCTCATCAAGGTGCGCGATTGGCGCAAGCGGCTATCCGATACGATCGAGGCTGCGCGCCGCAAACCTTATTCGGAAACAGACAACTGCGCCATCTTTGTCATCGATTGCGTGCAGTCGATGACCGGTGTCGATATCGCCAAGCCATTTCGCGGAAATTTTACAACCATCGCCGAAGCCTATGTCTTACTTGAGCGTGCAGGCTATGCCGATCTCGATGCATTTTTTGCAGCGCAATTTGTGGCTATCACGCCGGCTCGCGCAGGCCACGGCGATATTGCAACCTTCATGGTCGAGCAGGGTGTTGCCTGTGGCATCATCAGCGGCGAGCGCATTTCGGTTTTGAGTGAGCGCGGCATCGGCACCGTCTCACGATCGCTGGCGCTGCGCGCTTATCGGGTCGGCTGATCGCTCATGACCAGGTTCGGCCTATCGCTCATTCTATCGCTTGCATTCTATGCGTTGTGGGCGTCGCCAGCAATGGCGTTTCCCGTTCCCCTCATTGCACTTGCGCTTGGCGTTGCGGCGACATCATTTGCCGCGATCGCAGTTACGGCCGTTCTTAACATTGGCTTGGCGATTGGGCTTTCTTATCTCGTCAAGGCGCTGACGCCAAAACCGGATTCGCCCCAATCGCTGCCTGGTGGCACGCAAGGCACGATTCAGGGTGGCGGCGCGGTCCCCCGTTCTTTCATCGTCGGCAGGAGCATGACGGCCGGATCACTGGCTTATGCAAACACTTATGGCGCCGCTGATGCGATCTCCGCGGCAGCGGCCTTGAGCCAAACCACGCAGGCCTCTGGCAATACGCCGAATGCTTACTATACGCAGGTCATTGCGCTTTCCGATCTGCCGGTGCGCGGGCTCACAGGATTGTTGGTCAACGGCGCGCTCGCTTCCTACGATAAAACTGCGGCGGTCGCCTTCGAAGGTATTCCGATCCCGGAATATAATTCATCGAACCAGATCGAGACCGACGGCTATACGATCCCCGGAAGCGGCGATCTCACCGTTTCGATTTCTACTGCAACCAACATCGGTGCCTTTACCAGCGTTGCCTCCGTCGTCGACACCACGTCTGAAATCGATCTGGTGCGCGTTACGGCAGGATTCGAAGATGGGACGAGCTATTCGTTCGATCACACGACGAAAGTTTTCACTTTCGGTTCTGACAGTGCCGGTCACGATGTCAGCATTTCGTTTAATTACGGAGGATCCGGAGGCACCGATCATCTTTGGGTGCGCTTTTATGACGGCACACAATCCGCGGCAGACGCGGCATTGGTACAGTTATTCTCAGGCGCCTCAGCGCGGCCCTATCAATCGACTCGCGTTGGCACCGGTGTTGCCTATGCGGTTGTTACGGCATTGGTCAGCAGCGACGTCTGGAGCGGCTTTCCGACATTCAAATTCGTGCTTGACGGTATTTCTCTCTACGACCGGCGGGCTGATTCATCGATCGGCGGCGATGGCGATCAGCGCTGGAGCGATCCAACGACATGGCAATGGACGGCGAACAATGCCGTCATCATCGAGAATATTCTGCGCGGTATCTCCTACGCCGGCTCATGGGTTTACGGCGCGCAGACTGTCAGCGCCACGCAATTGCCCTCGGACTCGTGGATCGCTGCCGCCAACGAATGCGACAGCGCCATAGCCCGTGCGGCTGGTGGAACCGAGAAACAATTTCTGGCCAATGGTGAAATCAGTTTTGCGACCCAGCCAGCCGATGCTATCGATGAACTGAACAAGGCTTGCAACGGCAAGCTGGCCGAAAGTGGAGGCCGCTATCGCTTGCGGGTTGGTGCCGCAGGCGTATCGGTGATCTCGTTTACCGACGATGATATTCTTTCGACCGATAAACAAACCTTCGATCCGTTCCCGTCGCTCGGGCAGACCATCAATGCCGTGACAGCGAAATACGTTGAGCCGGGTCAGTCGTGGAATGTTACTGACGCACCGCCGCTTTATGATACTTCACTTGAGGCGGCCGATGGCGGGCGTCAGTTACCGGTCGATATCTCTTATGGGTTTGTGAATCGCGGCACTCAGGTGCAGCGGCTGATGAAGTCGGCACTCAATGACCAGCGCGCCTTTCGCCATCACACGCTGCCTCTGCCTCCTGATTTTTTCCAGATTGAACCGCTCGATGTCGTTACATGGACATCGGCACGCAATGGTTATTCCTCGAAACAGTTTGACACCATAGCTGGCAGCTACGGTGAAGCGCTTTGTCCCACGCTGCAATTCAAGGAGATAGACCCCAACGCCTATGACTGGACGGCGGGAACGGACGAGAAGCCGGTTTCAACAGGCAGCATCGTTATTCTTCAAACGCCTTCGCAGCCGATCCTTGATTGGAATGCTTCCACCTGGACATTGACTTCCGATACCGGCCAGCAGGTTGCCGCCATCAAACTGACGTGGAGTCCCAACGTCAACGATGTCAACGGCATCGCGTTTCAGTTGCGGCTGGCTTCGGATGCAAGTGCGGTCTATTCCAATAGCTTTCAGGACTCGGATTTATTCGCCGCTGGCGCCATCATCATCAGTCAGAATCTGGTTTTCAATACCGCCTACCAAGTGCGCGGGAAATATCTGACGAATTCCAATCGCGATACCGGCTGGTCTAGTTGGATCGATGTTACGACGCCGGATGTTCGCATTATCATTGATGCCCTGGATGGGGGTCTCAATGATTATCTCAAATCGGTTCAAACAAAGATCGACGATCTTGAGAATCAGCTTGCGCAAGTCTCCGACATGGCAGGGCAACTCGCCGCGCAGACTTTCTTTTCAAGGACCAATCTGCAAGCAGCCACCGGCGACAACAAGGCCTCGATTGAAACCCTGCAAATAACGCAGGTGACGGACCAGGAGGCATTTGCCGCCTATCAAGTCACCGCCAATGTGAAGTTTGGCAATCTTTCGGCGGATGATCTTTTCCAGGTGACATCGAGCGCCGGCGATAATGGCGCGCTGGCACAAGTCGACTTGCAGGTTCGCGCCTCGACTGGCGATGTTTTCGCTGCTGCCGGGCTACAGCTTGCCGCCATGGTCGATGCGGATGGTAATGCGTTTTCACGCACGCGGCTTTATGCCAGCCAATTGGAAGTTGGTTTCCCCGATGTAACCGGCGGTGATTTTTTCTCTCCATTCGGGATAGAGACCGTCAATGGCGCCTTGCAGATCGGGCTGCGGCCGGAAGCCATCCCGGATGGTGCCATTGGCGTGCGCACTCTTGATAGCGGTGTGCTGGGCACGATTGCGACCGCGCTCTCCGCCGATGTTACAAGAACTTATGCACAATGGAATAATAGCGGCGCCGGCAATACCGTCATCACGGCGACAATAAATGTTGTCGCCGGTGCTTCTCTTACGATTGATCTTTCAACGGCATTTACGACACTCTCTTTTGCTTCGCCTACCTCTACGACCGGATTTGTAAAAATCGTTGTTGGTGGATCGGTTGTCAGAACATTGACGGGCCTATTTGCTGTTACCTCAAGCGCGGGTGCCTATTCCAATTTTTCTCTGCATGAGGTTGTCGCGGATTTGCCGGGTGGGCCGACCACAGTAACCGTATTGTTTTATAACGATTCAACAGATGCGAGCCATTCAGTCACTGCCGTCGCGCCGAAGCTATTCATGCATCAGGTCACCGGCGCCAATGTGGTTGACGCCAGCGTGGTGCCGTCTGTTGAATATCGCACTTCGCTCGAAGGTGGCGCATCCGGCACCTTCACTGGTGCCGATATCGGCTCTGCCGATACCAACCGCGTTGTCGTGGTGGCGATCTATTGGCAGAACAGCAATTCACCGCCGACAATGACGATCGGTGGCGTCACCGCAACGCGCCGGAGTTACGTCTCAGATTGGTTTGGTCAAGGTATTCAGGCGGCGATATTTGAGGCACCGGTGCCAACCGGCACGACGGCCGACATCATCGCCAGTTTCGGTATTACCACACAAGCAATCGCTATCAGCATCTGGAAAGTGGTGGCGACCTCTCATGTGCCTGTCTTTGTCGGCGTCGGTTATAGTTTTGACAGTAGGCAGAATTCCGCCTCCATCGATTCCGTCAAAGGATCGAGCGGTCAAGTTTTGGTCGCCGCCATGTTTGGCTGGGGCTCATCGGGTAAAAGTTTTTCGTCGAGCTGGTCTGGCAGCGGATCACCGACGATCAATGAAAGAGCCGATACCGATGAATCGGCGAGCCCGACGTATCATTACGGTGCTTATGACGCGACTTTGGCTGGCGCAATCAGCGGATCGCTGAGCCTTAACTGCACCCCGACACTGACGCTCGTTGCGGTTTGCGGCATCTGGCAATAGCCCGACATAACAGGATCACAGCTCATGCCTTTGCCCTATACGACGGGAACGATTGCCGTCACCAACGCCTCGGCGGATTTTGTCGGTGACGGCACGGCCTGGGCGCTGAATCAAATTCAGCAAGGCTGGCTTGTCGTCATCGGCACGGAAGTCAATGCCGTCGATACGATCACCGACGATACCCACGGCACATTTCTCTTGCCGTGGGCTGGCTCTACCGCCTCCGGGCAAAGCTACGCCATCATCCCGGTTCGTTATGATGCGCTGGTGACGCAGGCGGCGATGCTGCAAGCATTGCAGACGCTCCAGAATATTCTCGCCGGCAGCGGGTTGACGTTCGATAACGCGACCTCAGACGCCAACCCCGGTAACGGCAAGTTCCGCGCCAATAATGCCTCGCTCGCTTCCGCGACAACGCTCTATATCTGCAAGACCGATGCGCTGGGTGAGGATATCTCGGCGTTTCTCGCGTCACTGGATGATTCCAACAACAGCGTCAAAGGAAATCTGATTTTAGCGCGTCAGTCCGATGGCGGGCGGGCTTATTACAATGTTGGCGCTGTCACTGATGCGACGGGGTATATCAAGCTCGCGGTATCTAATCCGTCAGGGGTAACATCTTTCCTCGCCGGCGATCAGATCAATCTTCAGTTCTATCGCTCTGGCGATAGCGATTCATCCGCCCGTGTATTGTTCAATCATTCTTTCCTTGGAGGTCTCTAAATGGCCGTCACTGCAACTCCGGCTTTGCCGCAAACGCCAAAAAGTTACAAGGTTCAGATCCTTCCGGCTGACACCTCGTCGCTGAAAACCATTGCGACCGGGGGTGCCAACGGCACCAAGATCAACGCGATCAATGTGGCGAGCACCGATACGAGTGATCGTGTCGTGCAATTCGGCATTTATGTCGGTTCGACCTTGTTCATCCTCGGCACCAAGACCATTCCTTTGGCTTCCGGCACGACGGCCGGTACGCCTTCGGTCGCTCTTCTCAATCTCACCGATCTGCCTGGCTTGCCGGTCGACTCCGATGGCAACCCCTATCTCTTTCTCTCCGACGCGAGCTCGTCATTGCAAATCAAATCGCTGACGACGGTGACGACGGCGAAAGAGATCGATGTCGTCGCATCCGGGGCCGACTTCTAATGTTTCTCATTCCAGGTTCACGCGCGCGCGGCAAGGTCGGTCCAAGGCGCCGCTCCAATGGTCTTGTCACGGACGGCAATCCTGCCATCTTTGATGGGACGACAGGGAGATGGCTCAAGCAGATCACTTATGCCGCTTTTAAATCGGCGCTTGGTCTGACCGTGACGGATTTATCGGGTCTCGATACCGACGCCACATTCGCTGCAAACTCCGATAGCCGTGTGGCCTCGCAAAAGGCGACGAAGTCATACGTCGATGCCGTGGCGCAGGGACTATCGCCAAAGCCGTCGGCAATTCTTGCGACGACCACAGGATTGCCGACTTACGTTTATGCGAACGGCTCGTCTGGCGTTGGTGCGACGATCACGGCAGTTTCCACCGGCGTCGTCGCTGTTGACGGTTCAAATCTCGCACTCGGCAATGTGTTGCTCGTCAAAAACGAAACCGCCGGCAACGCCCCCTACAACGGCCTTTATGTTGTGACGGTCGCGGGTTCAATCGGCGTTGCCCTCGTTCTGACGCGGCACACATCGATGGATGCAACCGGCGAATATGCCGGGGCCTATGTGTTCGTTGAAACCGGCACGGTCAATGCCGGTGCTGGTTTCGTTTGCACGAATAGCGCTGCGGTCACGCCTGGCACCACGGCGATTTCGTTTACACAGTTTTCCGGGGCTGGTGAAATCACGGCCGGAAACGGTATTAGCAAGACCGGCAATACGCTGGCGATCGACACCGGCGTCACGGTCGACAAGACGACGGCGCAGACTCTCACGAACAAGACGTTTGACTCCACCTCGGTCGGCGCTACGGCTTCAGCGCGCGACGGCACCACAAAGCTGGCGACAAATGCTTACGTCGATAATACAACGCGGGAAGTTCTCACCGGCAATCGCACCTATTACGTCCGTACCGATGGCAGTGATTCCAACAATGGATTAGCGAACACATCGGGCGGTGGCTTTCTTACAATCCAGAAGGCCATCAACGTAATCGCAAACACGCTCGATCTTGCCGGCTTTATGGTCACGGTCCAAGTTGCCACAGGCACCTACGCTGGCACCATCACCGTTTCCGGTCCCTGGGATGGGCAAGGGATCGTCTTGCTTCAAGGCGATCCGACGACGCCGAGCAATGTCGTTATTTCCGGAGCAATTACAGTTGGTGTCATACCCACAACGTCGGTTGGGGCAAATGGCGCTTCGCTGTTTTTGGGCGGCTTTAAGCTGACGGCATCTGGCAATCAGATATCTGTCAATGAACAGTCGCTGCTAAACATCGTCGGTAAAATGGAATATGCGGGTTCGGGAACGCACCTTCTCGCACAGCGATTTTCGTCTATCTACGTGAACGCGGATTATACTATTTCGGCAAATTGTAACTCACATTGGAAGGTTTCAACCAACGGCTCGATTGTAGCGAACGGTAGAACAATTACGCTTTCCGGTTCACCTGTATTCTCCGCAGGCTTTGCGAATTGCGCGCGCCAGAGCCGAATAATTTGCGCAACCGATACTTTCTCGGGATCAAGCGGGTCGTCAAGCCTGCGTTATGTGCTCTCGACGATGGGATTGATCGACACGAGCGGCGCAGGAGCAACCTATTTGCCGGGTGATACGTCTGGCACGAATGACGGCTCCGGCCTCTATAACTAGGATCACCGGCATGAACGACGATTATCGCCCGAGCGATTGGTACTGGGCCGTTGGCGGCGATCAAACGCAAGTGTACGCCAGCGCGCGCGCTGCGAGCGTCCCCATTGCGGATGAGGCTTATGTCGCATGGCTGGCAGTGGGCAATTCGTTAACCCCCATCGATACA